GCTTCACTTCTTCTTCAAAAGAGCGCTCTGATGATTCAGTTTCGTAAATCATCGTGTGCTCATCATCATACCGCTCGTACTCAAGACCAAACAGGGCGTTTAGACCGGGGAGCAGTTCTTTCAGCATTTGTGCGCGTGAAATAGCCATTTCTTAAGTCTCCTTAAACGCCAAGTGCCGTTTCGTAAGCATGGCTCAGCGGGAGGTACGTCACAACACAGTCAGTGAAAGAATCACCTACTGCGCTTGAAGGACCGTCCACAAAGTCGATGATACGAAGCGGGAACGTGTTGGTTGTTGCGATTGAACTAGCGTCCAAAGCATTCTTGCTTCGACCGATAGCAGTTGAACCAGCGGTGCTGATAGCCTGTACGTTATTACCCAGACCAGTCTGAGCAATAGATCCGTCACCTTGCATTTGGAACAAGAGCTTGGGATCGTCTACAACGTAGGCAACAGCGTCAGAGGCCGCCGTAGAGGCAGGCCACTGCTGGCTGAAGGTTTTTTGGTTGGTGTTGGGGTCGGTGTAGGCGCAACCGACAAAAATGCCGACAGTCCCTGCAACAGCCGCAGTTGTTACTGCCGCCTTTTCTACCGTCCCAGCCGCAACCAGCTTTACAAAATCACCATAAAAGATGCCCGTGGCATAGCCTGAAGCAATCTTAATATGGCGTACTTTCCCGGTGAAAGAGCCCGAGGCGCTAAGCGTGCCTACAGGTTCCGCACCCATTGGAGTAGCTGAAGTAGCCATTTTTCTCTCCTCAAAGGATCAAATAACGAAACCGCTCCGGTAATCGAAGTCAGCTTCGGCCAAAGGTTGTCCGAGTAGACCGCTCTGGCTTCAGAACGGGCATTCGGGGATCGTTTTGCTTGAGGAAGTTATTGTCCACAGACTCCATCTGACTTGACGCCATGTGCTCAAAATACTGATCGCGTTGATCGACCTTGTCTTTTGGCGCTTTGCATAAAAGCAAGCCACCAATTTCGAGATTGCCACTAAATCTAGAGTCAATATCGGACATGACCTCCAGCTCAGGGTGGTCTTCGGCTTTTACCGGGATCCATCCTTCGCGGAACTTTTGAGAGACGTTGGTATTGTCGGCTTTGCCCAGCGTGCTGGTGCGAATCCAACGGAATACCCATCCGTCTACTGGCTTGGGGTTGGGCAAAATGGATGCCGGAACCCATGAGTCTGAGGGACGTTCCTCAGCGGTGCGAGACTCTTTTTCTCGCGGTGTGCGCTGTTCAGCCATTATCAATTCTCCTTGAGCATCTGATTGGCATATTGTTCGACGGTTAAACCAAGGCGCTTTGCGAGAGCAACTTGGGTGCGGCTCAACCTCACTTTGCGTGGTTTGGCGCCATTATTCCTAGAGGACGGCGCCACCACCACGGAGGGGCTTCGGGAGGTCGAGGAGACAGACGCATCTGCCGAGCCACTTTCTACCTCTCCAAAGTGTTCTGGAAACTTAGAGCGGACCCTTTGGTCCAGCTCGTCGTAATATTCGTCAGACTCAGGGTCAATGCCCTCCTTTGACACCATCTTTTGGTGAACACCAAAGGCATACGCCGTCATTTCTGGGTGGTCATCTGACTGAAACCAAGTGTTTTCGCTTGCCCAGCTCATGGCCCTTTCACTCGGCTTTCTCGGCTGTTGCGCCGGTTGCTGGGCTTGTTGCTGAGGCTGATAAACAGGATTAGGGGCTCTTGCTGGCGGTCGTTGCTTGTACTGGCCAACATGCCTCGACACACCGTCAAGTTCAGACTGGGCCCTGTTGAGGAGTTTTTGCGCCTCAATCTGACGATCTGTATTGCCTTCCTCAACGGCCTGACGGAGCATGTTTTCCGCATGTTGCAGGGCAAGCTCTGCGCGGCCATGAGACTGGCTAAGCAAAGCCCCTTCGCCATCATGAATAATTTGTTGCAGGCTTTGGTTGTGTTGCGTAAGTTGCTGGGCAACACGAATCGCCTCTTCTCGCATACGCTCCGCGTCTTCGCGGCGCCTGCGCTCTTCATGCTGATCATAGCGGAGCTTGTTAATCCGCTTTTTTACCTTATCGCTATAACCCTGAAGCTCTTCATCCTCATCCGAAGTAGCTCCCTTTGCCTTAGAGGTAGCCCGCTGATCCTCTGGGGGCCGGTCATCCACGACCTCAAGGTCCACCTCACTGGGCTTTTCGCCCTTGGTAAATGTGGTCTTGACGCCAAAAAATTTTTCTTCAGAAGACATTCTCTCTTCCGACCCTGTATCCACCTGTTCTTCGCTCATGCTTTTTCAATCCCCCGTGGGTCTTCGACAACCGCCTCTACGCTGTCATCGTTAATCAAACGAAACTCCTTGCCGTGCACCTTGAATCGAGTTCCACTATAAGAACGCATCAAGATCCACTCGCCTTCATCGCAATAAGGCCCATTTGGAAACCTCTCTGCGTTTTGATAGGCATCTGGGCCCATCTTTAAAACAAAGCCGCAAATAGAGCCGATCTCCTCAGTCTCCATCGTTTGCCTTGATTTTAAGATGCCGCCCTCCGTTGCCTCATCCGGCTCTGGTAAAGCAATAAGTAGTTTGTATCCCGTGGGGACCGGGAGCTGGCTTGCAGTCTTCGGTCCGTCTTCTTCCGTCATGTCTTACACCTTCGCACCGAAAACTGGCGTTCGGAGTCGCCCTGCACCGCGTCATGCGGAGAATTTATTCACGATCCATTCTGTCGCTTAAATCAAGAAGCTCTCGCTCTGCGTAGGCCAATCCTTCGATAATGCCCACGCATCGAGAGTAATCGTTCATGTCTTTGCATCCGCCCGTAGCGATGTGATCAGTAATTTCGTTCATGTGGTTGCGGTACTGATCTTGCAGAGCGGACAGCAGGTTATTGCTGGCCCGTTTGGTCGTCATCTAACATGTCCTTTACTATGTCGAAACCAGCTTTGAAGCCCGCAATTTCCTCGCGAGAGCGGCTTTGCTCCTGCTCAACCGACATTTTTGATGCCAGTTTTGCGGCTTCTAAGCGCTCTTGCTGTTCCAGTTTGCGGGATTCAAGCGCAGACCTGTCTTTTGCTTTTTCTAGATCTGCGTTAATTTTAACCATCTCGGCTTGAGCCTTTGCCATATCCACTTGGGTCTTGGCAAAGACCTGTTGCTCTTTGATTTGCATGTCTTTTTGCGCGGTCTGAGCCTTGACCATTGCCTCCTGCTCTTTCAGTTGCAATTCTTTCTGTTGCATCTGAATAACAGGGTCTTGCTGTTGCTTGGCGTTTTGCTCTGCTTGAGCCTGTTGCTGAGCCTTGCCGGTAACCTGCGCGGCGGCAGGAGCGACCAGTTGAGATAGACGGTACTCAATATCTTCCGGTAACGGCTCATCTGGCGCAGGCATTTTAACGCCAAGTTCTTTTTCAATCTTTTGCCGATAGGCAAAGGCAACATGCTCCGCTATATGCGAGGCCATTGCCGCCTGAGCCGCCTTTGCGGTCGGGCTTTTGGACATTAACTGCATGACCTCTGGGTTCTCAGTCAGCGACATATGAACCTGAATGTGCGCCTCATGGTCCTGATAAATAAACGCTTTAACTGGCTCGCCGTTCAAGATGTTCATGTTCTCGCTAACTGGGTCAGTCGGCTTGATATCGTCCTCAAGGGGCACAATCTTGTCCGCGTCCTGTATTCCCAAGACATCCAGCATCTGCCTGTGGAGAAGCGGCATGTCGTACATCTGAGGCGCCTGAGAAGCAAGCTGTAAAGCCGCCTGATACTGCATAATCCTCTGCGCCATCGTGCCCGCGTTGGGGTCGCTAACCGGAATAATATCGACGCGATCATCAAAGTCAGCCCTAACAACAGGCTCCTCGTCTGGGTCATAGGGATAAGTTTCCGGCCCATAGTCGCGAACCAGCTCAGCCAGTATCTTTAGCTCCTTGGATACCGAGGCATGAACCCTGCTCTGAACAGCGCTCATCACCTTCATTTCGCGCTCAAGCACGGCGAGAGTGGTCCCTACTGGGGCCTCGCCATTAATGTCCGACGCCTTCACATCAGCCGCTGAAGCAAACCTGCGGCCTTCCTGCACGATATCGCCCAGAAGCTGATACAGGACGCC